AGATAGTGAATGGTATACTTTTATGCAAATCAATGGATTGCTATCAAGAGTTGTAATTAAAGCTTAAATTTTATAAAATATAAGAAAAATAATTTTTTTTTATATTTTATTATATACTTTTCATATTTTATTTAATATTTTTTATTTTATTATATAGTTTCATATTTTATTTAATATTTTTCTTATATGTTTCCATGTTTTTGCTTTTTTATATATAATATTAACATCGTCATCTATTATTTTATTATGATTACCAAACCAAATTGCAACAGTATCAATTGATTGCATAAACCGAATTACTTTTACACTATCATCTATCATATAATTTATATTATGTTTTTTACATATTGTTTGTTTATCTATATATTCATCTACAAAAATTATATTTTTAATTAAAACACCTGTATATTTATAAAAATTAATATCATCAAATAATTTTAAATTTAACAAAATCCATTTATTTTTTGCTTTTGATAATATAAATACATTTTTTTTCCAAGTTTTTCAACAAATAGTTTTATACTCATTAATGCTTCTTTAAATGGTTTTCTTGTCATTTTATCAACAATTACCCCTCCAATATCAAATGCAACTATAATTGCCATTATAGTATATTAATAAATTATTTTTATATCAGTTAAAGTTAATACTTTTATATCAGTTAAAGTTAATATAATAATCAGTTTTTCTATGATTTAGTACCCCAATGACCTCTAGCACCAACATGTCCTCTATCATCAACGTCACTTGTTAATGAACTTTTAGAAATATTTTCGTTAAATTCTAAAAATAACTCTAAAGTTGATATTTCACATATAGGACACGTCTTAACTGATACACTAAGATCATCTTGGTCGTCGCATATATCACATTTCCATGTTGTTATTGTATCTTTTAATGGTTTAAGTCGTTCTTCATGACAATCTTTAACATCTTTAATCCAATTCATAAGTGATTTTAAATCACTTGGTGGTACTGTAATACCGGATTCTTGAATACATTCTTCAATTTTATAATAATTATCTAAATTTTTAGAAAATTCATCATTATATGTAACTTTCCTATCAATAATTTCCCCTGCTAATGATTTCATTTTTAAAACAGTATCTTTTGTAAAATCTAAGTTATAATAAGTATAATAATTATATAATGAAATATTACTTTCAATTTTCAAATAATCACTAATAGTTTTAAATTCAGCAGGAATAAATACTATTAATTGTATTGATTTACCATTAGTAAGACGAATTTTAATAGCTTTAACATTAACTACTTCTTCTCTAATTCCAGATACATTACTGGCATCAACCGTATAAGAATCTTCTAATTTAAAATTATATTCACCAGTATCATTATCCGGAATTTTAGTATAACAAAAATTATCTTCCATATATTCATCGCCATTTAATAATGATTTTTGATTATCTAAAAGATTAAAAGTACAATCAACAGCAGTTTTTTTTATTATATTTAAAAAAGATGATAAGATTCTAGATTTTTTATCAGATAATTTTACCAATGCTTCGTCTGATGTTTTACTACCATCTTTAGTTACTATTGTGTTTGATATTTCTTTTTTTTCAGTATTAAATAGTTCTAATTTTCTGTCGGATGTTTTTTCATCTTCATCTTCATCTTCATCTACGGTATCATAATTTATATGTTTTAAATCCATACCTTGTCCCCAAGTTCCATTTAATTGTTCTTCACTAAATGTAATATCATATTTAAATACTTTAACATTTTGTTGATGTTTTTGTAAATAAATATGTGATTTTATTCTTCTAGCTCTTCCAATAACTTGTTCAGTTCTTATATTATTCCAATAAGATTCCATTATATGTACTTGTCTTACATTCATTAAAGATATACCCTCAGCACCAGATGCTGTTGCCAACAATATTAAACAATTTTTACCATACATATTTTCTCTACTATTAAAATAATTCTTTATTGCTTTTCGTTGATCAACATTCTCAGAACCAGTCCATAATGCATAATTACATTTATATAATTCTTCTCTGGTATATTCTTTTTCTATTACTTCTGAAATATTATTTGGATTAGATATATTAAAATTACCATTTGGTAATATTTTTACAACTTTTGAAGTTCTCCATTCCGTGTCTGATTCATCTGGATTTAATGAAAATCTAATCATAGAACCAACCCTTATTTCTGGATTCATTCTTAATTCGCTGGTTCCCTTCATAACATTTATTCTTTCATAACCATTTGCATTTAATATTCTAGAAAATATTTCTATTCCTTCTACACTTCTAAATTGAGAATAACAAAATACAAGACCTTCAGTTTTAGATATATTTTCTAATATTTTAACAAATTTAGGTGATAATATTGATAAATTATACCTACCTTCATTTAAAGTCATATTTTCTTCACTTAATTTGCCAATAGCTTGTTCACATGCTATTTTATATGTTATTTCGGGTTGTAAATCTTCCAAATCACCATCAAAATTATTATCTAAAACACCACTTTCACATAATATTTGAATATTTTGCTCTAAAGTTGCATCACTTTCAATACCGGGTGTATTTTTTAACATTTGTTCAAAAATATCCTTTTTTTCTAAACTATTTTTATTTGTTTTTCGTAACTCATCTACAAAATTAGTTATAAGATTTCTTTTTTTTGAATCATCTTCTGTATTACAGATTTCATTTAAATGGTTTATAAGGTCTTTTTTATTTTGATTATCTTCATCAGATCTTTTAGATAAACTTTGTTTTTTTTTATTTTCATCTCTAAAGTCTTTAGCCAAAGGTCTTGTAATATTAGGAGGAAAAACAAATATTCCGGATTGTCTTGAATATACTCGAAAATAACTAGCATCTTTACCAGAACCCTCTTTAGATATTTTTTTACCTATTTCTAACTGTCTTTCAATATCTCTTAATTTAGAATATTCTCTAAATTGATAATCTGATAATTCTACATATGTTTCATCGCTTTTAGCATATATAATACGTGGAAATAATTCAGAATTTGTCTCCCTATCTTTACCACTTATTTCATTATAATGAGATATTAAGCCAACTAATCTGTTTTGGAAATCTTCTCGTGATGAATTTTTTATACAAAATTTATCATAATCTACATATCTATTATTAAATATTTCTTCAGCATCAATCATTTGTTGTTTTTTTAACCATATATTAGAATCTCCAGTTTGATTTAATCCATCTGGAAACATATTATATCTTTTATGTGATATTCCACCTTCAACTACAAATTCAGGTGCGACATCGGTGTCCAAATCATCAGAAGCTGGGTTAAGAGATTTTATAAGTTCTTCATCGCTTATATATTTAATATCATTATTTTTAACTATACCAATTTTTTTACCAGAAGAACTATTATATTTATTTATAAATCCTTTTGTATTTCTTACAATTTCAATTTCATTACCATTTTTTATTTCAAATCTATTAATATGAATATTTGATTTAAGTTTATTTTTTAAATTTATTAAATCTGTTGAGTTTAAGTTTATAACTTTAAAAACAATACTATTAACAAATCCTCTTAATATATTGGCAATTATTCCTAACTCATATGCAGAATTAATCATAGGAGTTCCAGATAATAAAATTAAATTACAATTTGTAGCACGCATTAATAATTCATATATTCTAGGACCATTATAACCATTTCCAATCATCATAGATGATAAATTATGAATTTCATCAATTATAATAACTTTATTATTGAATGGATTTTCAACTTCATTTTCTGGATTGTATATATGCTCCAAAATAGTGTCTTTATCTTTATTTGTTAATTTACTATCTTCTGTAGAATTTCCAAATATTGATGCTTTTATAACATCATAAGTAGAAATCAGTTTGAATATTTGTGGTAAAACATATGCTCCAGCATTATAATGAACAAATGAGTATTTATAGTTGTATAATTTTTTAATTTGTTTATCAATTTCATTTCTATGTTCCGAAGATAAAGATGAATAGTTTGGTTCATCTTTTGTAATATCAATTAGCCATACTCCATAATTTTTTTTAGCTCTTTTTGTAGCTCTTTTTGTAATAATTTTTTGTAATAATGTTTTTTCTAAACCTTTTCCGGACATAATATCATATATTTCTTTATTATGAGCATCATTTGCAGGATTTTTTTTAGATTTATAATCTAATGGAATAAAGCACCAATGATATGATTTTCTATAAGCAATATCTCCAAATGTAGCTATTTCATCTTCATAATTCTGTTTTAAAGAATATGGTAACATAACTACAACTCTTTTTCCTCTATATCCCTCGGCAATTGTTATACTTGCCCCACTTTTACCGGAACCAAGTCCATGATATAATAACAAACCTCTATATGGACTATTATCATTTAAATAATCAGATACAAATTTTTGATGCCGATATGCTTGTATATTAGAATAACTATTATTTTTTACATTCCATAATTTATGTGGATGTCTTTCATCGGTATCTACTTTTATTGTGAATCTATCTATAAATTCGGGAAATACGCGTTTATCATCCATTACCCATGCATCGTTGGGTTTATCCATATTAATTCGTTCATTAAAACTAGGATCATAAATAATAGGATCATTACATGTTTCTAATTTATGAGATGTTGGTTTTATATTAGCAACAGTTTTAAGTGTTATTTTTAATCGCGATTTAGGCTTACTACTTAACGACTCACTCATACCTATTGTGCTCACGCCTATTGTACTATCGCCTATTGTACTATCACCTATTGTGCTCTCATCAATTGTACTATCACCTATCGTGCTTTCAGCAATTGTACTATCACCTAATGATTTAATTATTAATGATTTCTTTTTCTTTTTTTTTTTTTCCTTCCTCTTTTTTGTACGTTTTTTCGATGATGATTCAGGATTAGAATTAGATGCGTGTGGTTTTTCCATTATCTATTATATATTTAGAAAATTAACATAGTAAAAATTACTTAACAAAAAAATAATTATTATTAAATTATTATTAAATTATTATTATAATATATCATCTATATCTTGACCAAAATATTTAAGAGCATTTTTGGATGCATTTTGTTCAGCTTCTCTTTTATTTTTTGCCACACCTCTACCTACAATTTCTCCATCTCTGTCAAATACACCCATTGTAAAAATACGGTGATGTGGTGGTCCTTCTATATTTAATTCTAAATATTCAGGTGTTATTTTAAATTCTTTTTGATAATATTTAAGTAAAATTTCTTTATAATTTTCTTCATTCATTACTAATTCTTCCCAATCAATACACTGTTCTAATAAATTTTCTATAAACCCATTTACAATTTGCCACCCAGGACCACTTAATCTAAATCTTTTAAGATCATACATTTTTTCAGAATAGTATTCATCATTCATATTTTGGTCCAAGAAAATTGCACATAAAAAAGCTTCCATAACATCTTCTAAAATTCTTGGATTTTTCCTTCCTAATATTGTTTTTTCTTCTACATGTTTTGAAATAATTAAATGATTTGAAAATCCTAGAAAGTTAGCAAATGATGCTAAACTTTCTTTTTTTACAAGTTTTGTTTTCATTTTGGTTTTAAACCCTTGGTCTGAATCAGGATACATTCTATATAAATAAAAAGCAATAGATAAATCTAAACATCTATCGCCTAAAAATTCCATATCTTCATAATCTTCATCAAATAAATCAAGAACACCATTTGGCTTATTCGATAATTTAAATACTTTTTCACCTGATTTATTAAAATTTTCAAATTGTTTTTTTTTTATATATGAACCATGAATAAACGCCGTTTGATATAATTTTAAATCATTTATTTTTATTGTTTCTCTTACATTTTCAAATCCGCATTTTTCATAAATAGTATATATATCATTTTCCGTTATTAAATAGTTATTTTCATTCCATGGGCTAAGTTTCAATGTTTTGTCGTTTGAAGTCATTATTTATTATTGTAAATATTAAACTTAATACAATATCAAATTTATTTAAAAATAAATTATAATTATAATTATAATTATAATTATGGTTAATTTTATTATAAAATCAAATGACAATTTCATAGTTAATTATAACTTAAATTTAATAAATCAAGAATATAATAAAAATGGAAAAAAAGGTATTAATAATTATATTCAAAATAATATTTTAGAATGTTATTTTATATCTAATAATGATAAAAAACAAATTTGTAGTTATCTTTATCATAATTTATCTATTGTAAAATTTTTAAAAATAATTATTAAATATTTTAGAAAACCAATAAATAAAAAAACATTATGTTTAGAAGACATAGACAATATAACTAAAAATTATATTGATATAAAAGATAATAATATGTATTATAGATTTACTTTATTAGAAATAAATAATCTAATTAATGCCGCAATATTTAATCACAATTTAGGTTATCCAGAACCACTATTTCCACGAAACCCATATACAAGAAAAGTTTTTACAAGTGAGCAATTATTATACATTTATCACAGTTCTATAGCAAATAATATTAAAGTATGTAAAGCTTTAGAAATTTTAAATGAATGTGATTATTCAATTGATAAATTAGTATGTATGTATAGTTCTTATTTATGCCATACTTCATGTAATAACTATATTTATGATGATGATTGTAAAAATATACTTATAGATTTATTTAATGATTTTCCATCATTAGAAGAAGAAACTTGTGTAAAATGTATATTAAATTTAAAAAATTATAAAGAAATTTTTTTAAAAGCATTATTAACTTATCAAAAAGAATCTAATAATTTATTTACTTTAAAATCTACATATTCTTTGGTATTAAACGCTATTACACAATATAATTTAACTGTTCCTAATAAACATTATATGTATCATAGGAAATATAAAACAAAAAATATATATAAAGTTGATGATAATTTTGGTATTGAAAATAAAATTAAAATCAATAAATGGAAAAAAGTGAAAATATATTCAGAAAATACAGGAATATATAAATCATTATCTATTTTCGATAATGATAATGATAATGATTTGGACAATGATTTTATTACTAATTATAACAATAATAATGATGAATCTGATATTAATGAATTTACTATAAATGTATCTGATTTAAATTTAATTGAAAATTATACATTTTCTAATAATTTAGAAAATAAACTTATAAATGATATTTTTGGTTTAAATAACATTGATAATAACATTGATAATAACATTGATAATAACATTGATAATAACATTTCAAAAAATAACAATAATTAAATTTATACTAATTTCGAAAATTAATTAGTATAAAATTAGTATTAAATTAGTATTAGTTGAAAAAATACAATTATTTAGAAAAAATATTTAAAAAAATTATTGAAATAAATATTTTTCTAAATTTTCTGCTACTTTTTTTCCTAATTTTCTTTTTTTAACATCATTAACATTATATTCTATATTTTTTATAATATTAATTCTATTAACACTTTCTTCATTAACTAATTTTTCAAATAAGTTTTTCATAGTTGGATATTTGGTTATAATTGCATCTGCGTATTTATTAGAAATAGCAGGAATTGAACTAAGTTGTAATTTATATACAAGTTCACATGTAATATTTTTTTTAGAAGTTTTTAAATTATTAAATAAATCACTATCTCTTGTGTTAGTTTTAATTAAGAATTTTTTTCCTTGTTTTTGTAATTTGGCAGCCATTTGTTCTAAAAATTCTATTGTTTCTGATTCATTATTAGTATGAAAACAATTAATATTATCTCTTAAATACATATTAATTAAAGAGGAATAGATTGTATTTTTAGAGACTTTATTATATTTAATAGAATTATTTGGTTTAGTAAAGTCACCTTCAATTAAATATATCAGTTTTGATTTAGGATAATTCATAATTAAACGAGATTTTTGTTCTCTATATCTTCCATCTTTAATAGAACTGGCGAGATCTTCTATAGTTTTTCTTTCAATTATACATACTAATTCCTCATTATAATTAAAAACATAGTCTCCTAAATCTAGATTTTGAAATTTAACCCATTCTAAATTTTTATCATTGAAATATTTTTTAATTGATTCTCTATTGTCAATAATTAATTCCATATTAATAAATTTATAATAATTAATTTTAAATACTAATTACATAATTTGTAGTAATAATTAATTTTAAATACTAATTACATAATTTGTAGTAATAATTACATAATTTGTAGTAATAAAAATTTGATATATATTTTATCACATCTTTATTAGGTAAATCTTTTCATTTAGAACGTAAATCCAACTTAAAACCAATGTATCAAATATATATTAATACCAATACCTCATTTCAATTTAAAAAAACAATTGTTTTAGATGTATATAAAACCACTAAAATAAATCAGATTAAAGAACTTATATTTAAAAAAACCTTAATACCTACAAAATATCAAAGATTAGTTTTTAAAAATAAAGATTTACATGGTGATAGTAATTTAAATGAAAATTACGTAAATAAAGAAGATACTATTCATTTAAAATATAGATTTCTGCGTAAATAAGTTTATAAAGTTTTATATTAGTTTTTATTAGTTTTTATTAATTATTTTTTTATTATAGATCTACTTAAATAAAATTAAACTAAATAAAATAAATTTAAACTAAATAAAATTAAACTAATAGTTGTAAAATTATATTTAAATTTAAATCAAAATATATTGTATTATGAGTAATACAATATTTTTAGTTTTAATTTTATCTTTATGTTGGACACTTAATCCATTTATTAAAAAACAAGCATCTTCCAAATTATCATCATCCGAATATATGATATATAATCATGGACTATGCACTATATTAATATTAATTTATTTTGGTTATTTATTATATTATAATAGATGTGATATAAATTGTATTAAAAATCTTAATAATAAAGATATACTATATAGTTTTGCTGGTGCATTAACTACAGTTTCGGCATCATTTTTATTAATAAAACTGCTTAAAGAAAATCAAACAAGCGATGTAATTCCATATATACAACCAATTGTAATAATTTTAACACTATTAATAGGGTATTTTATATTTAATGAAAATTTAACAAAATATAAAATATTAGGAGGAATTCTTATTGTTATGGGACTTTTGGTAATAGGAAAAAAATAGATTATCACAATGAGTTAATAATTATCATATATAGGTATAATTTATCCCTATTTTGTAGTTTTTATTCACTCCGCCTATAAAACTTCAGCCTTTGTATTAAATAGATTTAAAATAAAAATTTTTCATAAATATCTAATGATAATCCATAGTTAGAATTTGGTAAAAATGTAATAAATCTTTTAGCTTTTATTATACGCATTGCTTCCCATTTTCCGATTTTATATCTATACATT